TACATCTGAAGAAGTAGTGTTATATAATAAACTTGAACCATCCCAATGAACAATAGTAATTTTTCCATCATCATCAGCACTAGCTCCTGACCAATTTATTCCTACACTTAATAAAGTTCCATTAGTACCTGCTCTTTGACCTGATAATGCATAGCCTTTTGTAGTACCAGTTCTTTTTATCCAAAAAACATATGTAGTAGTATTGGATTTTATAATATTATTAGAAGCTCCACAATTTATATTATCTTCTGAAGATACTCCATTAAAACTTGCACTACCACTACCTATTTGGTCTGCTAATGTTGCTTTAGAATTATCTACACCCCTAGGTTTTGTTGGAGTATTATTTCCATAAATTGTAGTGTTAAAACTTTGGTCTGTACCTGCTGTTCTTGTAGCATTTTGATTTCCTGTAGAATCTGTAGTATCTGACTCTAATGCCCACCATCCTTGAAGATGTGTAAGCTCAGTACCTTTTAATTCTGAATATGTTTTATACATAATATTATGTATTTCATTTAAAGTCAATGCTCTTTTATATATACAAACATTTTTCATACTACCATCAAAACCATTATTGCCAACAGTAGCTTGATTATTATTCATAAAATGAATTGGAAATGTGTTGTCTATATCTCCTACAGATGAAATACTTTTAGACCTGTCTTCAACTCCATCTAAATACTGTACTCTACTGCCATCTCTATCAAATACTAAAGCTAAATGATGCCAATTTCCATCTAAACTTTTTGTAGTATCTCCACCTGAATCTTGGTCATTTGCAGTTCCACCATCACCTTTTAATGTATTGCTAATTCTGCCATTAGCTTTTATTGTGCATTTATATCCTATACTACTACCATCTGAATTGTCAAACAATGTTACACTACCATTACCTGTATTATTTCTAAACCAAAGCATTATAGTAAAGTCTTGAGAAGAACCAAATCTAAAATTAGCTCCATCTATTTCTACATTTTGAGAGCTTAATGATAAATTAGTTAAACATCCTATACCTACATGTTCAAGGTCTGTATTTTGAAAGTCAAAGAATATTTTAAGGTTATCTTTTAAAAATGCAACAACAAAAGTTCTCATTACAGCAGCAACTTTTGATATTGATGGTCCTATACCTAGTCGCATTATATTAGCCTATATAACAAATACAAGGATTAGAACCAGAAATAGATACGCTTGTAAATCTTCCAAAGATTGTACTACCTGAAGGTATTTCATATGTTGTTGATGTATTACCTTTTCCTTCATATCCTAAATCTGTTGTAGCTGTACCAATATGTTTGCTAGGATTTTCAGGAGTTAATGTATCTAATGTTACTGTATCTCCTAAAGCTTGAATTGCTATTATAACGCCATTATCAGGTGTAAATATTGTTCCTGCAGTATTTAGAAATACAGAGCCACCTTGTCCTAGTCCTGCATTGCTTGATTCTTGTACTGTATATTGATATATACCTTTACTTGCCATATCTACCTCCTACCCTAAGCCCTGGCTGAGCGTGAATGGGTTTGTTTATAAGATAGGGAGGGTTGCCCCTCCCATATCTAGTTATTGTTTATTAGCTTAACTAATCTATGACCTAGTAGCTGTTCCTGATACAAAAGCATTAGCTGTTAATGCTACTGCTTCGGTAATATACCAATGAGTACCATCACACACTAAGCTTACTCTATCACCTCCACCAGCTTCACCAGCAGAAGTATCTATAGTAAGTTGGTCATCAGCAACAGTAGAATCATGCGCTCCACCACCATCTATACAAGTACCAATAATAAACTCTGCAGTAGAATCTGTAAAGATAATTAAATCTTTAGTTGCTTCTGCATCACTATTAATGTCTAGATGAAAATGAACATGCATACCTTTATTACTAAATGCTGAAGGCAATCTAAATGATGCCGTATTAGCTGAAATATTAACAAAGTATCTATTTCCTGCATCTGAAGATTTTAAAACTACTGTTTCTGCATCAGCTATAGCTGTGCCATCTGAACCAGGGACAATATGCACGATTTCACCTGCAATATTATCAATCTGATTGTCAGATTTATTTTGTCCGTACATTGGATTTGCCATATTTTATTCTCCTTATGATGTCCAGATAGCATGAGATTCTGCTAATGAGAACTCCATGCCAGCTTCGGTTAATATTTGGTCTACTCTACGGTCGACTCCAGAGTTCTCTAATGTTTGAACTCCAACGTAGATTGATGTGTCTCTGTTTACACCGTTACCAACTAATGGTCTATATGCAACATTTTTTAGATTAATACCCATTATAGAAACGTGAGTTCCATCTAAGTGAATATTTCTAACAATGTTCATATCACCATAAGGTGTGTTAACTTGAAGAACACCAAGACCTAAAATGTTTTTAGTTCCTGCAACTGCTAAGTCACCAGTATATCTAACTGGATTTGAAGAAGTAACACCATCAGCTTTTAAATTAGCTAGCGCATAGCCACCTAATTTATGAAACCAATTAAAAACTTCAGTAGAACACATATATACTGTTGCAGCAGAGTCATTATATCTAGGGTCTAGATATGAAGACATATCATCTAAGAAATCATCTTGACTTTTAGATGTAGACCATGAAAATAAATTACCATTTGATAAAATATAATCAGCTGCACCTTGTGTAGTGTTATTACCACCAGCAGACAAAGATTGTCCACCAAACAAGATTGCTTGCTCAATATCATATTTATGCTCAATTAATTTATCTTTCCATATTCTTGCCCATTCATTACCTTCATATTTAAGAACAGTAGCACGAGCTGTATTAGTCATTGCACAAGTTGTTTTAAATATTTGAGTATTTCCTGTTTGTGTAGAAAATGGTTGGTCTTTCCATGTTTCAGGATATCCACTACCTTCAGCAAATGTATTACCTACTACATATACTCTAGCTCTTTCAAGTTGGTCATGTATTCTAAATGCACCTAATGCAGAAGCAGTTAATGTTGACATTGGCTCATCTGCTGATGCTGTTGCACCCCAACCTGACAATTCTACATTACTAGTAGATGATACAGGTCTTACAACATTTCCTTTTACAACTACTGCTTCATTACCTGAATCAACAACTTGGTCAATTCTAACTACAAAATAGTCTAAAGTATTAAAAGCTTTATCTACTGTATCTGGAGCTGCTGTAGCATGTGTAGGAACTTTTAGTAATTGTCCTTCAAAAAAGAAAGTTGGTTGTGTTCCTGATGCACCTACTTGAGTTGTTCCATTACCAAATTTATTTGAAACATTACCACTTGACAATAAATCAGTTTGCAATTTTAAATAAATTACATCACCAACTCCATCAATTAAAGATGATGTTACAGTAGCATCATTAGATGTTCCACCACTTGATGTAGTAAAAGTTGCAGCGTTCCATGCTGTTACATATGCATATCTTTTATGCCAAGAGTGTCTCTTTTCAGCAAATTTGAAATGAGGGTCATCTGTTGGTTTTTTTGCTACTTTTGAAACAAGACGGAAAAAAGGGTCTTGTTGTACTGCTAATTCACTAACTCTATCACTAAAGTTATACTTTCGTCTCAGGTCACCAGTATTAGCTGTACCAACACTTGCACTTACGTCAAGATTGTTAGCTGCTGTTAAGCTACCTGTACTAAATAAGTCGCTCATAAGACTAATCTCCTATTTATTTCGATATAATCCTATGTCATATAAAATTATTCGAATAAGTTATCTAAAACGTCGTCCACGCCCTTGATAGCATTAAATACTGCATCTTCATGCGAAATATCTTTACTATCTGCGCTTCCACTCTTGCTAGCTGTTTTAGGAACATTTTGAACTTTTTTAAGTTGATTCATCATTTGTTTTTTTGTGCTTTGAGCAATTTTTTCTTTTGCTCTATCACGATTAACTAAATAATCAATATCATCCCAATTAAGCTGATGTTCACTTGCAGCTCGTTGTAACTCTTCTGCTTGTTCAGGTGTATAACCTTTTGATTTTACAAAATTATCAAACTCTTGTTGTGCCGAAAGCTCTTGTTCTCTTTGCATAGCTTGATTTTGATAACCCTGAACTGCTTGATTTACTCTTTGACTTACAATATTATCTATATGCGAGTTCATAAGTTGTGCAGATTTTGAGTTATTATCAGCAAAAGCCTCATCAGGGTCAAAGACGAAATCTTCATCCAAACCTAATCGCTCCTTTACTGTTTGCTGTTGTGCTACATTACCTTTAAGATATTCTCTTAAAACTTCTACAGCACCAGCATCATTTTTCATTACATCTATAAGAGGGTCATATTTTTTTCGCTCTTCATTTTCTTCGCGAATCCTTAATGCCTCTCTAGATGAGTCAGTATAACGTTTTTTATATGGATTTGTATCATCTTCCCATATATTTTTTGATTCTTCCACTTCTTGAAGGTCCTGTTCCTCAGTTTCGCTTGTTAGGGCTACCTCTGGCTCTTCAGGAGTTGCTTCTTGTGGCGCATCATCCATTATACCACCATTAACACTATTCTCTAATTGGTCAAAAAAATCATTGGAGTCAGTTCCTATGACCATGTCTTGAACTGAGTTACCACTTTCTTGTGACATATTATTTCCTTTATGTTAAAAAACTATTTAAATATACATGATATATTAAGACTCTTCTGTTACTTTCTCCAACTCGTTATTTTGTAATTTATTTCGTTGAATTTTTTCATTACGTCTTAAATCTTTTTCAAAATTAATTCTAGCATCATTCATTTGTTTTGTCATTCTGCCCTGTTCTGCTCTAGCAATTCTAGCATCTGTCTTAACTTTTGATGATGCATCAAGTAAGTTTTTGCGCATATCATGCTCAGCCATTCTCACTTTATCCTTTATGCCTGCTTGGACTAATTGACGTTCGAGAGTCTCAATAGTTCCCTCTTTGTCTTTAAGTTGCTGCTCCAGCCTTTGTACTGAACTTTGTAGCTGAGTCATAATACTTTTTCTTTCTACTATCTTATCTTTATTTCTAATATCAGTTTCTGATAGTAATGCTATATCATCTATAACACCTAATTGCATTAATTCTTTTAATTCATTTAAATATGCATATCTATTTATAGGTAATGTTGCTCCTGTAATTACACGTATATCAAATTTAGCAGCTGCATAATCATTGAACATTCCTATTTCTTCACCAAAATCATTATATTGTATTTTATTTAATGTTACTTCTTTTACATCATTTATATTATTAGGTTGTACTAATCTAAATACTTTTTCTGCTGTATATAAATTTTGTGCATAATCTTTAACAATTAACCCTAGCTGTTTTAAAGATGGCTCTACCATACTTTTCATCCATCTTTTAACTCTTCTAGTTCCATATTCATCATTAGCTAATAAACCCTTATATGAATCAGTCTGTGTAGTTTTATCTCCTTGCATAGATGAGTATATACCTGCTAAATACTCCATATCTCTTTTGCCTTCATTAACAATGCCTGAAAAAGCATTACTTAATTGTGCAGGGAATATTTCTTTAGGTGGTTCATATCCATGATTTACAGGCAATAATGCACCTGGTGCTGATGCAAATTTTTCCCAATAATCAACATCTACAGAACCTTCGTAATACATATATCTTAATGATGAACCTAAGCTTGCATTGTGTACCATAAGTTGATGAGCTTTATTTAGTTCTTGCTGTTTCCCTACTAATGGACCAACCGCACTCATTGGGAATGGTGTACCTGTCCAACGATAATGCACAGGTATAATAGGATAATCATTGCCTGGTAAAAAAGTTTCATATAAAAATTTATCACCTACTACTACAGTAAGTTTAATTTTATCATCAAAAAATTTAGTAGCTTGTATAACTTTATCTTTAAGTTCACCTTTCATTAGAATATTATATTCTTTTTCAGTTACTACTG